TCTGTATTCCGTATTCCGTATTCCATTGCATTGCATCCTATGTGCTGATGCTTGTCTGTTCTTGGTTATCTACAATGAAACTCAATTTCACCTTGTATTTATTGAGAATATCGCTCCAAGGGCTTCCACCGAATCCTTGCGAGTAAATATCCCACGCTTCTTGCGGTGCAATAGGAGTCGCTTTCAGTTTCACGTTGGTGATAAATCCAACATCAGCTGTTTTTATTGCAGGAGCATCATCGCCTAAAATAATAGTAGCTGTATCGGCCAATTTGGAACCACCATCAACGACACATGATTTCACCATTTTACCATCCACGTAGACATCCATCGCGGAACCATTGAAACTGATAATGAGGTTGACCCATTTTTGAAGAGGAAAATCGGAGATGTCGCAATCTTTGCCAGATTGCGGACTACCGGACTGAGGGAAAATCTGGATAGTATTTGTAGATGCCTTGAATTGAACCTGGAAAAGCGTAGTAGTATCCTTTTGAAAAGTAATGACCTTTGCCCCACTTATCCATTTCTTAATATAAAACCAAATAGAAATTGCACTATTTGCCTTGAAATTACTGGGTAGATTTGACCCCTGTAATGTGGTTTTATTCTCCCATTTCTGCATCGTTCCTAAACTAGTATAGGTAGTCGTCAATGCCTTAAAAATGACATACAGTAATAGAAGAATAATAACAACTGCGAGAACAAGTTTGGCGTTCATCTATAATAATAATTATTCGTATAAATATTGTAGATATTATAATACATTCATACCGCGGTCAGCGGTCCATGATTCCATTCCATTCCATTCCATTTCATCGCGAATACACCTTTGTACTATCCGTCACTTTGACCTGGTCTTCTACCGTCGACATTCCAATCATCGGCGGGTTTTGCGACTTCAACATATTATATGTCCACCGGATTTGCTCCTTCGTAAGAGGATACTTGTGAAACGCGAAATTGCAAATCGACCCATTAAGCCCCTTATTGTCAGTAGTACTTCCTACAGTAATCGGTTTCAATTGTATATCGGGCATAATGAAATCACTCTTGAATATAAGTTTGTTATTCAAAAAGAAGTCCATCGTCTTTCCGTCATAATTGATAACGAAATAGTTCCACCGTTGAAGAGGAATATCCGCATCCAATTCTTCGCCTTCCAATGACATATCAACCGTAGATTTTATTTGTTTATTCACGTCTTCATTTGTAGAGTGGCCTGCCCGAATAACTGCATTATAATTTTTCCTAGAGTTGTATAACTCCGTCATAGTAGACCCACCGTCTCTTACCATACTCAACTGGTCGCAAATAATCTTCAACTCATTTTTCGATGGATTATATGTCATCTTGGGGACATCTCCGAAATTGAATATTTCTAAATCGCTGGTCTTGGTACTAATATTATTATTCAAGAAAAACCAACCAGAAATCGCGTAATGATACCTCTTCTTCTCTTCTGGTGCACAGTTTGCCACCTTGTCTGCATCTGTACGGTCAATGCCCGTATTATGGTAGATGAAAATCTCCTTGCTTTGGGTGGTGAGATTCGTGTCATATAACTGCTTCAATGAAACAGGACTCGCGACAATTTGAGAGGCGGATGCGCCGATATAGTTCACTAGGTAAGGTCCACCATATAAAATGGCGATGAGAAGTAATTCGATGGCCACAATAACCCAGATGGTACGAGTTGTGTCGCCAACTGCAGATTGTGAACTATTGAGAAGGTCCAAGAAGAGACAAGGAATATAAATAATACAGGCCCACAAGAGTTTCAATAGTTTCACACCAAGAATCGATTTTGAAAGATGAAATAAGAACATAATCACGATGAGTGTGACCATAACACCGTGTTGCTTATAATACGCAAGAATGCTTAAGATAATCAAAAACACCGTATTGATGATGAAGCGGATATTTGATAAGAGATTCGACATTGGTGCTCGGGGTGCATCTGCCGCTGCACCTGGTTCCGAGGGTAACTTGTTATCGATGAGCTCTAAGACGTAATGAAAGAATATAATTGCGATACCCAAAAATGTCATTCCAATGACAGACATACGGCCTCTGTCATCCTTATCCGTATCATATGCCCAAACAACAATCATCAGTATAATATAAATAATATGCGTCATTCCGAATGTGAGTTGGCGCATCGGGCTATTCGAATCTTCCGGTTTAAGGTCGTTGAATACGTAGTCTTCGGGGGTTTGCGTGTTGGCCGATTTGAACTTTTCTCGAAGATATGCGACAAAACCGGCGATTGCGACGATGGCCATAATAATGTATATTGCGTGGGCAGTGGGCGTGTTAAGTTGCGCTACAAACCCGCCGTCGGCAGTAGCAGATGCATCATCAGGTTGTTGTTTTTCGGCACTGATTTTGTAGACAGTATACACAATAAATAATATCAGTATGACGAATATAATCACGATGAATATCACCTTGATGAGTTGACCGACTGCATTTACTTTGCCTTGTTCAGGGGTTTCAGTATTATTCGCTGGTGTGGATGTAGGCGGGGGCGAACTGGCTGCGGCTGCGGCTGCTGCGGCGGGTGCGAGAACGGGTGCCCCTCCTGATACAACATCCTTCGGTATCAAGATTTCACCAAACAATCTACCAAACATTCGAAGATCGGTTCCTCTGTCGGGGAGGGTCGCTGCATGCCATTTTGTGAAATTGAGTTTTGCAAATTCTTTCTCCAATGGTTCTTTAAGCATTGGTGAATATGTTACATTTCTTTTTGCTTTCACCCATGCCCATGCCCATTCAAATAAGTATATAATGCCATATATAACGATTTTGAAGAAGACAACCAACAATAATGGAACCAAGTACGCCGATGTAAAGAAGAGTCGTAACCCGCGCTTAAACATACCGTCCTTCTCGAAATCTTTATGAACTTCGCTTCCTGGAATATGATAAAACGCAGGAATGCAACAAATCGCAAAAAGAATAACCAACACTAATGGTAGTATAAATCTGTCAGGGAGAGCTGGGTCGTTGTTACCTCTTATTCTAAGATAAGTCCAATACCATGATAACCCATAGAAAAATACTACAAGAAAACCAACAACAGCGACAATAATTTTCATCCGATTCAGCGTAGAGTCTTCATTATATTGCCACACCTGAATCGAATTAATGAACTTGCTAATCACATCTAAACCACCCACGTTCTGTTTCCGCACCATCGGTAATACTAGTATTGAGCATAATATGAGACCAACAATAAATACAATAAAAAACGTATCAAGGAGACTTTTTACTTTCGGGAACATATCGCCGCGGAACGATTTCGCAATCCATTCCATTGTGGCTTCGGATGTGGTTACATTTGTGAACAAAATCGAAACACAAAGAATGATGAGAATAATTGTAAAAAATGGAATCCATCGCGACATGGAGGCAAGAGTCACACCGACCGGGCTAAAAGCACCGCCAGATGTTTCTTTCATTACTTCATCCCAATCATCGCCAGTCATTTTCTCGATATTTGCAGGACCCCCTCCGTCATTCGTGAATTGTTTAGTTAATATTGGATTGTTTACGTAATCTGTAGTAGCATCACATTTTCTGGTAAAAACATTCTTGATAGACACAGGTAGTGCCGCACACTCAACGATTTTCATTTTCGCGGCGTACATTAGTCCGATGATAATCGTAAGAATGACCACAATGATTAGCAACATATTATTCGCTGTCAACACAGCAGTTTGGTTCGATGTGTTCAACTCGTCGACACGCTCTTGTATTTTACGGTCTATGACCGTATCGGTTACGTCTTCTGGTTTTCCAGATGCCTTCAACTCTTTGATGACTTCATCGCGCACCTGTTGATAATATGCGTTCCCATTTTTTGCGTCTTCCTCCACGTTTAAATTGAAATTATCATTTCTATTCAATGCGATGAAGTTCCAAAGAAATACACCGATTAACCCCACTACTGCAAGTATACCGATACCCTTGAATATTGTAATTGTATTCATTTCTCCAAGTGCCATCAGTAGAGTTATTCCTGCAATAACAAAATACACGATTGCATGCGCAGCGTACATGTTATTTCTGTCGGTTCCTTCCTCGACACCTTTAGCGGAAAGGTTGGGATTGTAGTGGACTACTATGAACATGATACCTGTGAAAATCGTAACTATAAATGGCACGAACTTATATAACAGCTTAAATTTACTATCACTAGGGTCCATGTGAAATAACTTGTATCGATACAACATATACAACGCCACCAACAGCGCGATGACTTGCATTACGACACCAATATGCAATACGGTATTCGCAATCGATGTTGGTACTGCGTCCGTATCTATGACTTGTTGTGATTCGGCAGTCTTAAGATTCGCGGCACGTGTCGCCATAAAAATACCAAATACGGAAAACGCGAGTGCGGCGCCTATGAGTTTGAATATATTCGAACTGCCGTCTCCGGCACCGCCCGCCCCACCGTCGTCGTTCGATGACTGAAACGCTTTCCATAGAAGTGTTAAGATAATAATACCACCAATACCCATGAAACCATATCCAAATGTATTCATCACATTGATTTGAGTTGATGTGCTCTCGATACTTTTACCGATTTTATAACTTGTAATACCTAGTGTTAATCCGGTTACGAATAATAATAATATTAATGCAGCTACAATCTTTACCCCATCTAGGTTTAATTTATCACCTGGGTCTGGAATAATTGGGTCACCGCCTATAGCCTTACTTGCGTCTCTCCATCGAAGATAAGATTTGACATCACCGGAATATAACCATATCGCAAATAGAATACTGGTTATCAACAATATAAACGGCGCAAGATGTTGTGTGAATACTTCCCATGTGAAAAATCCGACGAGAACAATAACGGATATAATAATCAATGGTAATACGTCTATTAACTTTGTAACGGATGAATTCGAATCATCCATTTATAATTCTAACAACCAGACCCAGTTATAATTATAAGATATAATAATGCGAATACCACTACGCTTGTTGTTGGCGATTCAATATTCATTCACCTAACAAATCATAAAAATGACATCGCCGTCTTTTTCCCGTGGCAATCTCGGCACAAAGCCACTAAATTATCTACATGGTTGGACCCGCCATGTTCTAAAGCTATCACGTGGTCGACCTCAAACCATGCGGGTAGTTGACGCTGGCAGTCACCGCATTTCCATCCTTGTTGCGCGGCTACATACTTCTTCTTGGTTTCACTGACACTGCGTTTGCTAGACCCCTTGCCGGAGTTCAATATACGGCGTTCACTGGCACTGCCGCCCTGGGTTCCGCCGGGGGGTCCGCCGGGGGTTCCGCCCGGGGTTCCGCCCCCGAACGACGGAGTTGTCCCCAACGCGCTACTCATCGCACGGCCAATCGCACTGCTACTCGCTCTGCTCGTTTGACCCCCAATCGCACCGCCGTCGTTCGGGGGCGGAACCCCGGTCATATCAAAAAACGGCGTTATCATATCCGCTGTCCCCTTGCTTATTGGCATATACTTGATAATATCATTGGCATGATAGAACAACTGCCTAGAGTTTTCAGGATTGCGGCGCAAAAAAAGAAACAGCGAAAGACCGATAAATCCAAATGTCGCCATTTTAATCCACTTCTGATTGCTTTGAAATAATTTTAGTAGTTGTCCGTCATAATAGGTGTTTGCAATAAGAATAGCGGTAATAATAAAGACAATATATTCGGTTTTTATCATTTGTAATCTCTCGACGAATGGTTATATATAACATGGATTATATCCCGGTATCCACCGGTATTCACCGGTATTCACCGATTATGATAATAATACGCCGCATATCCCAAACCCACCAGCAACAACAAATACACTAGCTTCTCTCGATACTTCAATTCCTCCATGATTTGTATCGGTTTGGGGCGATAATGCAGATAATATCTCTCGAGTGCGTCATGTAAAGGCATCTCATCTTTCATCAGGATGACATTATACCGATTATGAATGAAATGTACCCATCGAATAAATGCGTCGCGACTATCTAAATAAGGCGCGACCGGATATTTATCCAGCATTCGGTCGAACTCCGCCGACATTTCTGGGTCGGGAATGAGCATCGAGAAATTCTGGATGAAATCGTAGTATTTTTTACGGGTGACATCATTGACGTGGTCCGGATAATTTACTGCAGTTGTCATCAATACAAACCAGTAATGTGGACCCCATACTTTTGCGTCCAGTTTTAGCATTGCTTACTACAATGAAATGACATAAAAACAATCACAGAATTACGATAATCGAATGGAACAAAATACACACATGGCGCAGGATGGTAGTGAAGAAAAGCAACTTCCTCTCGCGCAAACTCACACAAAAAAGATGAACAATCCTAAATCTGCCTTATCATATTCAGAAATAATCCAGTTGAGACAGCAGCAGAACAAACATGGCGGCGGTGGCAGCGCAGTCGGTGACAATCCCAGCACGTCGGCCACCGCAGCCACAGCAGCCACCGCAGTCACCGCAGCCACCGGAAATGAACCCAACAAGTACTTCTGCAATAATTGCAACCGGACAAATCACGTATACAATAACTGCCGCGCACCGATTACGAGTATTGGTGTCATTGCATTTCGGTGTGGTGAATCCGGCCCCGAATTTCTTATGATACGCCGCCGCGACTCATTCGGTTTTGTAGATTTTATCCGCGGCAAGTATTCATTAAACGACGAAGCCTATATCCAGCGCATCATCGATGAAATGACCGTCACTGAAAAATCCAACCTCATGCGTCTTACATTTGACCAATTGTGGCGTCTTTTATGGGGAGATTACACTCGTGGAAGTCAATATAAAAACGAAGAACATGTGTCCTTTGAAAAGTACCGCCAGGTATTAAGTGGCATCCGAACAAAGGATGGGCGTATAAAAAACCTACAGCAATTCATCGACGAGTCAACGACAAAATGGATGGAGACAGAATGGGGGTTTCCGAAAGGGCGGCGGAACTATAATGAGAAAGACCAGCCGTGTGCGCTGAGAGAATGCCTAGAAGAGACAGGGTACGATATTATCGCAGAAAATGTCATCCAAAATATCGCGCCATTCGAAGAAATATTCATGGGTTCGGATATGAAGTGTTATAAACAGAAGTATTTTCTAGCAATGGTCGACCTAGATAAGAAACCGAAGAAGGCGCACGATATCATGGAGGTTGGGCTCATGAAATGGATGTCGTTTGATGAGTGCATTCAATCCATACGCCCGTACAATTTAGAAAAAATCGTGATTGTTCGTAAAATCAATAACATATTGTCCCGCTACCGTATATTTTAATCCTTTTTATTTCGTAGCGTTATATAAAGGATTGCTGAAGAATCAGTATCAGTATCAGTATAAGTAATCATGGAGAATCTGGAAAATGAGAATGAAAATATTCCAATGGAGCTATCCGTTGCATCGGTTGCATCGGCTGCAATGGCGATAATGCCGGAAGAACCGGACGAGTTTGGAGTCGCTGCCGCATCGCGCGCGCCTCTGAAATAAAACCGCGACCGAAAAGGAGCGCCGCTGCCACCGCCGCTGCCACCGCCGCCGCCGACCCAACCGCAATCGCGCGAATGAAGAAAGACATCGAAGAAGGGCGCCGCCGTCTTAAACCAGAAGAACTCAATAATCCATTTAGTAAGGAGTTCAACATGTTATTGTTGAAAAAAGAATTGCTTGAACGAGAGATGACATTACATGATATTGGTGTATTACCAGGAAGTGACGCGGAAGACGACCGCGACGCCTCCGCCACCGCAGCCGCAGCCACCCCCGGATTA